GCGGCCTCCAACGTGGGTATTGTTTCTGATGACAATACACCACGACGCGGGGAGCTCGCTCCCCGGCGCTGCTTTGAACGTGACGACGAGATTGTCAAAACAATTCTCCATGTCGATCTCAGGCCCCCGTAAGGGGGCGGACAGGTCAGGAGACCTGTTCGTTGGACTTGATCATGTTGAGCAGGAAAGCCTGCCCAGCAATGCTCAGGAACCGCGCGAGCAGTTCATGACGTTCGGAAGCAGAGCTCCTTGTGGGGAACTTGCCTTCGAGCTTCAGGTCCACCTGATAGGCGACAGACGGAGCGGGTTGAATACCCGTCCCGGTCGCCGGACTCGTCACGTCGAGCGTCGGAAGTTGCAGACGAACCGACACCGTTTGCATCGGCACTTGGCCGATCGCCGGTCTGGCAACGACCGTGAGGTCGCTGTAGCCGATCGCGTAGGCAGCAGATTGTTCCTGCCACCGTGACACAAGACGACCATCGGCGAGCGGCATGCTCGCCATGATCGGGTTGTAGGTCACAGTGGCAGTTGCTGCCCCGTTCACGGTTCCACGGGTGTTGACGGTCAGAGCGGCTTGTGCAGCCATTAGTGTTTTCCTAAGAAGGATTGGGAAAGCAAGGCGAGCGCATTAGCTGCGTGCCCAGCAGAAATCGGGGACTTCAGAGAAGGCCTCGATGCGAGGGGGAAGGAGGAAAGAACCTGGCGATCGTAGATCACGACATCCAGGGAGTCACTCCCACTACCGCTCCCCTGGCGGGTACCTGACGAGAGCTGAGACCAGTATTGATTGGCCTCACTACGGGTTTGTATCAGAGAAGTAGAACCTCTCACAAAATTCAAACCTATAGTTGCGTCAAGACCGTCTAGCCAGTTTCCGACGGGTAAGAACCAGTCGACCACAAAGCTATACGGAACGAGCTCCCAAGCAATAAGCAAGGGATTACTCAGACCTAGCGAAGCCAACGTGTTAGTAAACCCGTTAGCCACCTCGAACTCGACCAAGATCGAGCGTGCCTCGGTCCATCTCTGGGTCTGCAACTTGGTAATGATACCAGTGTTGTTCCCCAGATTGACGGACCCCTTCGAAGTGTAGGTCCCGGACACTTGCTTCCTCTTTCTCAATTGAGTCCGAGGAACGGGTAAGCTCTGGACCCACTTCACAGCTGCATGAACATCGCTGAGAAGCGGCTTCCACCCGTACTGCAGTTCTAGCCAAAGATTGGCCAGATCGCGCTCTTTCTGCTGACGATATAACCTGTCAGTAGAAAGCCGTTCCCACTTGGTGAGCTTCTTCATTGGAATCGGAGAATCCGATTTCTTTGAGATCAGTTTACCTTGATAGAACGCTTTCCGATCCCCTCCGGAGAGGGTGGAAAGGGCGTGTCCGATTTTTCCGTGTTTGACGGCAATGAAAGCCGACGCGAGTCGGTTCATATTCGTCGCGATCAGGTTGGCTGTTTGCTTATGTTCGGCAAAAGCCACCCCAGCGTTGAAATTTCCAGTCTTCAGATCCTTGCGAAATTCGATGATTAGGTTGTTTTGATCAACCCGATCATACGAACTGCTCGGAACTGAATTACTTGGAATTCCTTCGCTGAAAACGAACGCCACGGTCCCGTCCCAGCTTTTCACAAAGCTAGTTTGGCCATCTCTCCCAGTAACCACTTTATATGCGTCGCGATTTCCATAGATATCTTGACGATACGAGTGGTTAGTCCATTGGGTGGGCTTTCCTGTCGGCCAGGGACGAGTACTCACACTGGAGACAGTCCTAGTGATGCTAGTCACCGTTTCGAGCGCTGTATTGTGTACTTCGGGATACGAGAAGAAACCAGGCCTTGTTACTTTCCCATCGGGACCGTACAAGGTTTCGTTCCAAACTCGATAATTCTCGTCGTACCTGTTTACAAACGTTCGATTTAGGTTGATTGGCTTCATAGGCAGTGTGACCTCCGAAGAGTTAGGACCCTAGATCTCTAGGGAAAAAGAAATAGCGGGCGGACTAAGTCCTTAGCTACCGATCCCGACGGCATCATCTCATGGTGCTGTGAAAGAACCACAGTCTTGGATGATGACTTACATCTAGGACTGACCCCTCATCGACTTGATCGATGGGTGCCAGAGCCTCACATGCTTCGGCATGTG